GAGTACGCCCGCATCGTAGAAACGGATGCTACTCAATATGTGGGCATGATAAACAGGCACTGGGAAAAGCGCCTTACTAAATAAAATAAAATAAACCGTTGACAATCTGTATAAGTTATGGTACAACATGTTTACTAATGACGATGTCGAGTGAGTGTACAAACACGGTTAAGCGGGTTAACGACACTAAACTAAAGATACCCGTGGGAAAGGGTGGGGCGCCCTCGCTAGAAAGGCCCCGCGCATCGTAGCACAAATCAGCATAGGGATATGCATATCATGTTTGATGAGAAGAAATACTATCAAGATAAGATGAACACCTTTGATGAGGCCCTCGATTTCCCCGTACATAAGGAGCGGATCACCCGCGCGGGGATCAATGATAAATTCTTTGTAGTTAATAGCAAGACCGATGAAGCATTAGGCATCGTTGGGCAATCGTTCCTGCCCACTTCGCACCCTGATTTCTTCGGCTCTATCCGCCCCGTATGGCAGGATAAACTCCCCCACCTCTTGGATGATGTGAAGATCCATAACAAGATCAGTAGCAATGGCGCGTGGGCATTAGAGGAAGTCATCTTCCCCCGTGCTAAGACGACCATTGAAACTGACAAGCACTCAACTGATATCGCGCTCCGTTTCATCTATTGGCACGGCCTGTCTGGTAATTGCAAGTCAAATTGCTTGGTCGGGGCCATCGATTTCTACTGCACTAATGGCATGATCCGAGGCGATTACGACCATCTAAAGAAAAAGAACACGAAGAACTTTTCCTTGGATGATTTCGTTGATGACATAGGGGGACTGGAGGAACGGTTTGAAGCTCACGTAGAATGGTGTAAGCAGATAGCCGCCAAGCGAGTGTCGGAAGATCAGATCAGGATGCTGTTGGATAACGTCATCCCCTTTGAACGCACCCGTACTAAGATGCTGGACTCTGTGATGGAGGAAGTAGGCACCCGTGGCTGGAATGTATGGTCAGTCTATTCAGCCTTCACACAGTACGCTTCACATGAGGATCGCTTCGGCTTAAAGAATACCGCCAACAATAATATCGCGGAGCGTATGTTCAATCGTAATACGGACGTAGCTAAGTGGACTTCATCGCCTGAGTTCATGGCGATTGCAGCCTAACATATCTAACCGGGGGCATTGTTGAGGTGTCCCCGGCCACCATTACTAAGGGTTAACATCATGACATCATCATCGTCTTCATCCTGTACTATTAAAATGAGGCCCCCTCGCAAGTCGGCTGCTCCCAATAGAGTAGGCAGAATAAATAGGATAAAGAAAGTTACGAAGAGGGATAGGGCCGCGTCCCGTCCTGATAAGTACAGTATAGTTTCTGCAATATAATCTTATGGAATGGAAGGCACACTCAAATGGACAGCAGCGATTGGATACGCAAGGCGGTACTGGAGCGGGAGCTTGCCGATATAGAGAGTAAATTTCATAAGCCTGTAGGGGAGATTAAGACTTATGAAGAACACGAGAAAGCTAACGAAGAGTTTATGAAGAGATGCCATGTGTGCGAGTATATACGTGATCAGTTGGGGGAGATGAGTTAATGCTGACCGAAAAAGAAGTGAGTACTTTAACTGAAATTGTTGAGCAACTCAAAAAGATAAACATGGACATAGCCGAATGTTCTGACTTGTGGCTTTCTGATGTTCATAATCTATCCACTATGGTATGGAAGCTGGACGCTATCGCTCGTGCAAACACAGAGGATAAAGATTAATGGCTACCTTCTTCACCAGTGATAAGGATGAACAGTTCTTCACACCCTTCGGCCCAGGTATGGCCAAGCTCAAGCTGTCTGATACTTATGTGAATAAGATGAATGACATCATCGAAGGATTGCCAGGAAGGGATGCTCCACTAACAGATTTCTCTGACAATCTAGTAGGTAAGGTGGACGAAGAGCTTCTGTTTGATGACAACATGAAAGAGATGTTTCTACAAGAGACGCGCGAACTGGTCAGCAAGTACGCCGGTTGGATGGAGATCCGTAATAGCATGGGCGCCAGATCTATGGACTCATCTAAAAACAAATACGGTATCCAATTCGTAGCGGGGTGGGTAGTACGCCAACGCGAGGGTCAGTACAATCCTTTGCATATTCATACCGGTTGTAAGTTAAGTTGTGTAGGGTATCTGTCTATGCCAGATGGAATTGACGCAGAGTTTGAAGAGGATTACAAGGATCATCACCCTAGCCATGGGCATATTCAGTTTGTTCACGGGACGCCTAGCCACTGGAGCGCCACTAACTTTATGATTAAGCCAGAGGTAGGGGACTTCTATCTATTCCCATCGGATCTATTCCATTGTGTCTATCCGTTCTATACTAAGGGTGAGCGTCGCAGCTTCAGTGTGAACTTAAACTTTCTGGAGATGCCCAACAATTGACATTCAACTGTATATGTGGTAGGGTGCGCTATGCTAGAGAACATTATAGATAACCTATCTATTGACGACACGTACAGAGGGGAGTGCCCCTCATGTAGGCGGCGGGGAACCTTTACTGTCACTAGGCTACGCACTGCCATTATATGGAATTGTTATTCTGCCAGTTGTGACTTGAGGGGCCGGAGGTATCCCGACAACCTGTCTGTGGAAGACGTAAGGGCAACGCTTCGCCCCTCTATTCACTTTAATAGTAATAACAAAAAGGAGATATCGAATGGGCCTATTGATACTAGGTATTTGGGGAGCCATGCTTCTGTCACTGATTATCTGAACAAGTACAATATATACTATACGGACATCCCCGTAATGTACGATGCAAAGGAACACCGCGTGGTGTTTCTGATAGAGAACATCAAGGGGGAGTACATAGACGGCATCGGAAGAGCAACCAACAGGTATAAGTTTCCTAAATGGAAACGCTATTCTGCTTCAGACGATCCGGTGATACTCCCCTTTGGTGTACCAGATACTTTAAGTAAGCTATACATAGTAGAGGATATAGTATCGGCATGGAAGCTGGTTAAGCATGTGCCATCATGCAACGTCATGGCGCTGCTAGGTACTAGCTTATCAGATAAGCATCTACAGGCAGCATGGAAGTACAATAACGTAGTGATATGCTTAGACCAGGATGCGACTAGGAAGTCTATTGCTATGTCCAGGCGTATCGCCATGGGAGTGAAGTCGTGTAGCATATCGATGCTCAATAAAGACATTAAGGATATGACGGTAGAGGATATACAAACATGCTGGACTTGATCAAGTCTCTATGCAGTAAGGATGCCTTCCATTCGGCGGGGCCTATCCCAGTAAGCGCATTCGATAGGGAGCCTAAGCGCGTAGTACAGACACTAGTAGAGGTACACGATAAGTTTGATCGCGACATAACTGTGGGCGAACTGAGGCACGTATTCTTTGCCCACAACACTACCCTTACTGAGGCACAGAAGGATACGTACAAGGTACTGTTCGCTAAGATAGATCACGCGGATACCATAGGGGCTGATGTCGTGACCGATGTTATGCAATCTCTGTGGCGCGTAGAGACAGGGCGTCGTATCTCTGAGCTTGGCTTTGAGTTGATGGAAGGCGTAGACACTAACTTAAACAAGATAAAGAAACTGATAGAAGATACTTCGGAGGGCTTCGTATCTACGGGATCTCCCTTCCACGGCATTGACCTCAGTCCTGATAGTCTACTCGACTCTCTTGAGACACAATCTAAGTGGGCCTTTAACCTATCTGCCTTAGCCGAGAGAGTACCCGGCGTAAGTCCAGGGCACTTCGTGGTGGTAGGGTCTAGGCCGGAGACGGGCAAGACTAGTAGCCATGCCTCCTTTGCTATGTCAGCAGGGGGATGGATAGATCAGGGTGCCGTCGTGCATGTGCTATGCAACGAAGAACCAGCAGAGCGCGTAGCCTTACGGTACATGTCTGCTTCCACTAATAAGACAGAGCCAGAATTGTTAGCTAGTAAAGGGCAGATCAATGGCGAGTTCAAGAGGGGCAACCTTCTTATAGATAGGATAGATGACACGCACGGGATTGACGGCGTAGAGTCTCATCTCAACACGCATGGCCCTGACATCCTGGTAATTGACATGTTGGATAAGGTGACAATTGAGGGATCATCTGACCTAGCGCAGCATGAAAGGCTTCGTGAACTGTACCGTAGGACCAGGGATCTAGCTACTAAGTATGGCTGCGTTATCTTCGGATACTCTCAGCTAAGTGCAGAAGCAGAGGGCAGGGTTAATCTAAACTTGTCTATGATGGAGAACTCCCGCACAGGTAAGGCAGCAGAAGCTGATCTTATGCTTCTTATTGGTAAGTATTCCCAGGTAGAAGGGGCCCAAGAGAACGATCCTAGGCGTGTATTCAACATAGCTAAGAATAAAATCAGTGGATGGCACGGGCAAATACATGTCATGCTAGACGGGAGAAAGGCTAAGTACGATGACTAGAAGACTTGTAGTGGATGTAGAGAACAGTGTTACTAAGCCTTCAAGTGGGGGAGTAGACAATCGCCCCTACAATAGTAACAACGAATTAGTTAGCATAGGAGTGGTTGACATAGATACCGGCGCAGTAAGCTATGTGTGCGTGTATCACGAAGAGAAAGACCCAGATCTAGCAGGTCTTAAGATGGTTAAGGAGCTTATCGAAGGGGCGGATCTGATCGTTGGTCACAACATTAAGTATGATCTTCAATGGTTGTGGGCAGTGGGCATCCGGTACTCTGGGAAGATACATGATACCATGGCAACAGAGTACATCCTGCACAGAGGTATCCGTAAAGGGCTGTCGCTTGGCGCTATCTGTGAGTACCGGGACTTGGACATTAAGAAGTCTGATATAACTAAGGAGTACTGGGACCGGGGGATAGGGTACGAGGCCATGCCTTGGAGTGTTGTAAAGGAATATGGCACGGCGGATATCCTGTCTACCCGTGAGCTTTATCTTAAGCAGGTAGAAGACTTGGAGGGCACCTCCCTTCAGAAGACTGTGGATCTTACAAATGAGATGTGTATGTGCCTATCTGAAATAGAGAAGAGCGGCATGTATATTGACATGGATGTATTGGATAAGGTGGAGTTCGACTATCGCGTAGAGAAGAAGGCCCTGGAACGTAGGCTTAAATTCCTGGTCAATACTTACATGGGGGATACTCCGGTTAATCTAAGCAGCCCGGAGCAATTGTCCTCTATGATATTCTCACGATCACCAAAGGATAAGAAGAGGCACAAGGAGTTCTTTCAGTTGGAGCGCAGCTTCCGGCCCTCTGTGTCAGCCTCTAAGTTCAAGGCCTATCTAAGCAGCGGATGCACCATAGTTACTCGTACTGAGTCTAATGTATGCAGCGACTGCCGGGGAAATGGTAAAGTGCTGCGCGTAAAGAAGGATGGTAACCCCTATAAGTCTGCTAACATATGCGGTGGATGCGGGGGAGATGGCGTCGTATACAGATCTACTGGGCAGATAGGGGGCTTCAAGATTAATCCTCCTGACTCTCAGTGGGCGACCATGAATGGGTTCTCTACGGATAAGCAGAGGTTGCGGATACTGGCTAGTCAATTGAGGGCCAAGTCCCCCGACACGTACTCCGATGCGATAGAGTTCTTAGAGAAGGTTGAGCGCCTGGGTGCAATAGAAACGTACCTGTCCTCCTTTGTAGAGGGCATACGTAAGCGGGCCATACCTTCCAGAAGCACAGTGATTGGTGGGTCCACTTCCGTAAATCGTATGTACACCTTGTACGCAGAGTTTAATCAGTGCCGTACTGCAACGGGCAGGTTGTCATCCAGTCGGCCCAACATGCAGAACATGCCACGGGGAGGGACGTTCCCTGTCAAGAAGGCCTTTGTCTCTAGGTTTGGGGACCATGGGATGTTGATGGAGTTTGACTTCGCCCAGCTAGAGTTTAGGGCAGCGGCGTATCTGTCCGATGATGCCGTGGCCAAAGAAGAAATAGACACAGGCTTCGATGTGCATACGTACACAGCGGACTTCCTCACTAAGATGGGGCAGTCTACTTCTAGGCAGGAGGCTAAGAGCCGGACGTTCGCCCCACTATATGGTGCTATGAATGGATCTCCCGCTGAGAAGGCTTACAATGTACACTTCATCGATAAGTACAACGGCATAAAGGACTGGCATAGGAGACTACAGGACGACGCTATTCGTAATAAGAGTATCGTACTCCCTACTGGAAGGGTGTTCTCTTTCCCTGATGCCAAGAGGAATAGGAATGGAGGGGCGACGGGGGCTACTAAGATTAAGAACTATCCGGTGCAGAGCTTTGCCACTGCTGACATCGTCCCTCTGTGCCTAGTCAACTTGAGGGAAGCTCTGCGATGGAGAGGGCTCAACTCTAGCATCGTGAACACAGTACATGACAGCGTGTTGCTGGATTGCATGGAGGATGAAGTGCCTGTTATCAAACGCATACTAGAGGTGGAGTTTTCTACTGATAGCATACGGCAAATGATCGAGGACTTCTACGGATTTGATATGAATGTACCTCTGTCTATCGACACTAAAAAAGGAGAGAACTGGCTAGATATGGCTTGACATTATACGTGATGTGTAGTATAACTATAATTCTGAAACTAGGAGGATATACTTTATGAGTATGACAGAAATTGCAACGATGGATAAGGCTACGCTGCTTGCGGCTTTCACGTCACGCTTCAGTGATGTCGAGGAGTCGTCTAATTCAAATGCCCTGGGCCGCGTCCGTATTCTACGGGACAACGTAGAGGATAGCGACGGGGACATCCTGTGCCCCGCCGGTCACTTTGCTGTTAGTTACAATGGCGAGACGGTATACGCTAAGACCGTAGACTTCCGCTACTACGATCATCGCTATCGTCATAAGCGGTACGATGCCGATGCAGAACGTAAGAACCGCGACGGGTCAACCTCACGAGGCAGCTACGTACACTCCGTTCTTGTGCAGGGGCAGCGGGATGAGGCCCCCTCTGAGGATGGCAGCTTCCAGTGCGGTCGCCCTCTGGAGTACATCAAGGATTGGAATAGCTTGTCTAAGGATAGGCAAGAGTTCATTCGGTCCTGCCGCATCATGACTATCTTCTTTGGCGAGGCGCATGTAGTAGGCGTCAATAAGGATAGTGAGAAGGTAGACGTTACTGTTCCTGTAGAGATGGAGTTGTCTGGCAAAACTTCCGGCAAGACCCTGGCTTCGTTCTATCATGACATTGCCGTGCGTCTTGGCATCTACCCTAACTTCTGTGATGTTACCCTGAAGTCTAAGAAGATTACAGGAGGCGTTACGTACTACGATATTGAAGCGTCTATGCATGGAGATCCATCTCACACGATGGACGAACGCGCCGTAGATATGCACGGTAAGTTTGGTACTCACATTGCACAGATTAATAAATGGATCTTGGAGAAACATCATGGAGCTTTATCCCCTGTTTCTACTGATAAATCTATTGATGCTGATAGTTCTTTTGTGACACTGGATTCATAGAGTGGATCTTAAAGTTGCAAGAGTCGTAGCTTGGCTTCAGAAGAACTTGGAGGGGGAGGTATCCATGAGTGAGGATACCATCTCCACCATTTCTGAGGACGTTAAAGAAGCTATGCGGAAGCAGTTTGCCTCACAACGGAACCGCAACGCAGGGTTCAGAGTCAGACCTTCTAACTTGGGGCGCCCCTTATGTCAATTACAAATGGAGAAGGCGGGTACTAAGACGGCAGATCCCACCTATAACTTTCTCTTACGCATGGCAGTTGGGGACATCGTAGAAGCAGTATTGAAAGGGGTCATAAAAGAAGCTGGCGTTCCTGGGTTTGTGTCATCGGAGAAAGTGCAGGTTGATGTAGGAGGCAACACCATAAACGGGGAGACAGATCTATCCTTCGATGGTATGCCTGATGACATCAAGTCCACTTCGGACTACGCCTTTCGCAATAAGTTCGTGAGTTGGGATACTCTAAAGGCGGACGATCCCTTCGGGTACGTGGGCCAGTTACATTTATACGCCAAGGCTAAGAAGGCAAAGCCTGGGGGTATTTGGGCCTTCAACGTAGCGAAGGGGCACATCAGTCGTATTGAGTGTACCGACACGGACGAGGAACGTGACGTAATCCTTAAAGAGATTGAGGATAAAGTAGACACTATAAATCTAGACTTGCCCTTTAAGAGGTGCTTCGAGGACCAAGAAGAGTTGTTCCGCAAAGTACCCACTGGCAATCGCAAGTTAGGAATGACTTGTAGCTGGTGCAAGTATAGGTTCAGTTGTTGGCCTGGGCTAACAGAGACGGGGTCTATCCCTTCCCAAGCTAAGACCAAGCCGATTGTATCGTATACATATATAAAGGAGGAACACGCATGATGAAAGAGACACAGGCGGAATATGCGGCGACAGTAGGTGCGCCAGATTTTAGCTTCCTCTATGGCCACTTCACCTTATAGTAGCAAAAGATGGAAGCTGGCCAAGGGCTTTAGGTCCGGTCTAGAAGAGAGGGTATCTGAGCAGTTAGCATTCTTAGGTATAATAGATTGCTACGAGACAATGAAGATACCCTTTCTTCAGCCGGAAAAGCACCGTAACTACACGCCGGATTTCATATTACCTAATGGTGTAATAGTAGAGACTAAAGGTATCTTTACCTTACAGGACAGGCAGAAGCATCTATGGGTTAGGGAGCAGCATCCACATCTGGACATACGCTTCGTATTTACAAGCTCTAGATCCAAGATAAGAAAAGGCAGTAAGACTTCGTATGCGGACTGGTGTGATAAGTATGAATTTGTATACGCCAATCAGAGCATCCCTGAAGAATGGATTAAAGAAAGGAAGAAGCCTCGTGGAAAAACTAAAAAGCGTGGAGGCGTCGGGAATAGAGCCAAACGAATTGATGGTAAAGATAACCGTGCGGTCAGAGGACCCCTCGGACAGTAGTATCTTCTACGACATAAGCCCTTTCCATCACCCAGACATGTCCGTTCTTTCTGAAGAAGGGGTTGAGGCCATGACCGATGTGATAAAAGCTATGTGTGTGGTTACTACCTTTCCCCCTGACGAGATTGCATATCTGGTAGATAGATACGATACTATGTTTGACGATGAACATGAGGGCGTAGAAATAATTCTGCATACCGATGATAACGGCACCGTACATTAAATTAAATAAGGAGTACATCTATGGCACTTAAAGAAGTAGACGATCTTATATTCGGGCCAGCATCATCGACGCCGGATGACTACTATGATGTGCAAGATAGCATAGAGGAGAATGGTAGAGAGGCCGTGCTGGACACTGCTAAGAAATTGATCTGCGACGATAGGGCAGCATCATACGGCCCCGCCTACGATATGTACGAGAGGATTGCTTCCGGCTGGTCTGTCATAATGGGTACTCCTGTAACTAAAGAGCAGGTTGGTATGATGATGGTATGGATGAAGATCTCTCGACTGGTCAATACCCCAGGCCACACAGACTCTTGGGTGGATGTGGCAGGGTACGCCGCTTTAACGGCAGAGATATCTAAGTGCGGACGAGTGGGCCAATGATAACCAGACATTTCAAAGTGTCTATACGAATAGATCCTGAAGATTTCCCCGTGCCTACTGACGGAGATGTTGATCAAGAAGTTGTTGACATTCTGCAAGATTTATTGTTTGATATAGATGGAGCAGAGACACTGAGCGTTGTGCCATTAGGTAAGAGGAAACCATAAAAGATGCTTTCATATAAATCAAATGAAAATCCTATGTTTAGATCTAAGTTCTCTGAGGATATATTTAACCTGAAGTACGCGCATCCTGGATGCACCACATGGCAGGATCTTTCCACCGTGTTGGTTAAGGATGTGTGCGGGGACTTGCGCGACGGGGAACAGAACTTGATGTCGGCCACTGAGATAGCCCAGCTTACTCAGTACATTATAGATCTGAAGTTCGTGCCTGGGGGACGGTATCTCTACTACGCGGGGCGTAAGAACAGGTTCTACAATAACTGCTTCCTGTTGGCAGCAGAAGAAGATACGCGAGAGGACTGGGCAAACCTAAGTTGGAAGTCAGAGTCCTGCCTCATGACGGGGGGAGGTATAGGGGTAGACTACTCTGTGTACCGCCCTTCGGGACGTGCGCTAGTGGGCACGGGAGGTACAGCCAGCGGGCCTATTCCTAAGATGTCTATGATAAATGAGATAGGAAGGCGCGTGATGCAGGGCGGCTCGCGCAGATCCGCTATTTACGCTTCCTTGAATTGGAAGCACGGGGACATAGATAAATTTCTTAAAGCAAAAGACTGGGGATCAATGCCTGTAGGTAACACGGGCCAAACTTTAAAACAGATTAAAGAATCAGACTTTAACTTTCCGGCACCACTGGATATGACAAACATCAGTGTGAACTACGATAACGAGTGGCTGTATAGATACTGGACCACTGGTGAGTTAGGAGAGGTGTACATGCAAAATGTACGACAGGCTCTAATGTCGGCGGAACCTGGATTTAGCTTTAACTTTATGGAGAATGAAAATGAAACTTTACGCAACGCCTGTACTGAAGTTTGCTCTGCTGATGACTCTGATGTCTGCAATTTGGGCAGCGTCAACCTTGGCCGTATTGAGTCGCTCAGGGAGCTTGCAGATGTCGTAGAACTAGGCACTAAATTCCTTCTGTGTGGTACACTTAGGGCGCAGCTTCCTTACGCCAAGGTGTACGAGGTTAGGAATAAGAACAGGCGGCTAGGCCTAGGCTTGATGGGAATACATGAGTGGCTGATTAAAAGGGGGCATAAGTATGAAGTTACTGACGAACTGCATAGATGGCTTCATGTGTATAAGAGATGGTCTGATAAGACGGCTTCATCCTTTGCGGATGAGTTGTCTGTATCACGCCCCGTTGCGGTACGCGCCATTGCTCCTACTGGCAGCATTGGGATCTTGGCAGGTACTACTACGGGGATAGAGCCCTTGTTTGCCATAGCCTATAAGAGAAGGTATCTGACGAACGGTACTCGCTGGAAATATCAGTACGTTGTAGACAGTGCAGCCAAGGAGATGATTGATGTCTACGGCATAGATCCAGACAATATAGAGAGCGCCCTAGACCTAGCCTCTGAGTATGAAAGGCGCATTGCTTTTCAAGCAGACGTTCAAGACTACGTTGATATGTCTATTAGTTCTACGATCAACCTGCCAGAGTGGGGCAGTAAGCACAACAACCCTGATACGGTCGCAGGATTTGCCCACACGCTAGCTGACTACGCCCACAGGCTTCGCGGGTTTACGTGCTACCCTGATGGCTCGCGAGGAGGACAGCCCCTTACTCCTGTGCCTTACGAGGAAGCTGTCGATAAGCTAGGGGAAGAGTTTGAGGAACACGTAGAGACACATGATATATGTGAGATAAGTAACACCGGCGGCGTTTGTGGAGTATAAATAGATGTTGACACGTATCAGTAGAGATGTTAAGAGTAGGGATACTGGCAAGCTCATGCACAAATCCTTCTCGGAAGGGGTGCAAGGATTTTACAGTAACTCTTATAATCCGCACAGTGGCACGGGAATAAAACACAAAGAGTGGGAGAGGGGCTACAACTCTGCATACTTTAGCAACTTGAAACGTATCTTAAAAGAAGATAAGAAGAAGGAGACAAATACAAAATGTGGATCATGACAAGAGGTGGGTTTGTGTCAGTGGTACAGCTACACGCTGAGAACGATAGGGACACGGGCAACTCAGTCCCTGAAGATCACCTGATGGTACGCTCCCGTAAGAAGAACCATCTAGAGGGGCTGTTCCCTGGTCACGATATTGTGTACACACCTCATAGGGATTACGCTTACCGCACATTCGTTAGCAAGTACGATGTAGGGGACTGGCTTACGGAACAAGTACTAGACATAGATTACGACAACTTCAAGAACTCTGTGTCCGATAAAGATTATAAAAAAGGCCTAGGGGACTGCTGGTACGGTATGTACCGGGCACTGCAAGTGGAGAAGGAAAGTCCATGCATTTAGCGGTTAAGTTCTTAAAGGAATTCCAGAACAGCCTCTCCGTTAAACTGCAAGGGGAGGGGCTGGAGGAGTCTGGGGATCTTCATAAGACAGGGCACGGGCTCCCTTACTACCATCACTCTAAGGGCAATGCGTCCTGGGATCTTTGTTTGGACCTAATTCAGGAAGAGTACGATGAATTTCTGGATACGGTATACGAGGTAGAGAGCCTTCTCCAGGTAAGTCCTACGGATGAGACTGCAAGTACGCAGACAGAGCAGGATGCAAGAGCCGCGCGATTACTAAAAGAGATGTGCGACTTACTGTACGTTATCATTGGCATGTCTGTCCGCTACAAAGAACTGTCCTTCTTGCCGGAAGCATTCAATATGGTACACGCAAACAATATGCTGAAGCTGAATGAGGGCACCCTAAGTGAGTCAGGTAAATTACAAAAGCCCCCTAACTATTCTCCGGTAGACCTTACCGAGTTGGTGGTCAGAGGTCGCGAACTGTGACGCATTCAGCACAGCTAGACATGTTTGAGGAGCATGGGGACCTAGGGGCAGGGGAAGGTAAGGTATGTAGTAAATGTGAAGAGTACCTCCCCCTGTCCTCATTCTCTATGACATCAGGGGGTAACTACCTTCGGCCTGAGTGTAAGAAGTGCAACAGATACTTGCACAATGTAAGACAGGTGTTACGTAAAGAGCATGGTATGCCCACTGTGGGCTACATCTGCCCTATATGTAATCAGGATGAGGATCAAGTTAAGGGCAAAGGGAATACCAAGAATGGGTCATGGGTATTAGATCACTGCCACGAAACAGAGACTTTTAGAGGCTGGCTCTGCCACAAATGCAACAGGGCATTGGGCGGCTTCGATGATTGTGTTGAGATTTTAAATCGTGCAATAGCATATCTTGAGGTGGGCAAATGAAAGTAGAACTGATAGACTCGATGGGGACGGACCTCTCCGTAGTGAACGCGGCCAGGGTCAGCTTCAACAAAGAGTCCTCATATAAACTGACGGAGATGGGGGCACACGTAGAAGAGAAGGATATAAAGCTACTTAAATACTTAGCTGACCACGATCACTTCACACCCTTTACTCATGCCACTGTTACGATGCGTGAGAAGGTTCCATTGTTCGTGGCTAGGCAGCGGTTCAAGCATACTATT